TGATGGACGATCTTTGCAAACGTGTTATAGACCTCCTTCAGCGGTCTTTCCGCCAAAGAAAGCTGTACTACGGACAAATCCTCAGCGGTCAGTTTGATGTCGTATTCCATATCAGCCCACCAGTAATCGACGGAGCGTACCGCCAGAGTCTTTCACTGTGATATATCCAGCCTGTGCAACAACACCCGCCGTGTACGTACCAAAATTGATTGTCCCGGTGCCTTTGGGGATAAACTGGATATCGATGTTGGCATCATTTCCGGTGGCTGCTAAATACACCGGCCCCGTCGTTACTGCCGCGCCGAGTTGCGGGTAATTGACCGCCGATGAGACGTTCGGGAATAGTGCAAGAACCTGCTTGTTGTGGCCATTCACCGCCATGCCAGTAGGGCTGAAATCAATCCCCGTGGCATCGGTCGTAACCGTGTTGGTGGAGGTGATCGAGCCTGTATTGGCCCCGGCGGAGTTGAACCACTGGAGTTGATGCCCCTTCGCCATCGCTACCGCAGTACCGTAGCCGTCCGACGTACCATCAGCACCAACGATGGAGGTATTGTGAAATTTGATCCCCACTTTCCAGCCAACCGGGTTGGGCTGGATCGAAATCGCGGCAGAGGCGTGGAATTGATCTGTTCCCACCAGAGTGCGGCTGGCAATGTTCGGGGTGGCCGATACGCCGTAAGTACCCACCCCACCGGTACCCGTACCAAGTGACGTAATCGTGACCCCGGCAGTCACTCCGGTTCCGTAGAGTTTGGTCCCCACTTCCAACTGATAGTTGTTAGGATTTGTGCCGCCATAGGGCAGCGCGTAAATGATCGATGCAACCGTCAGGACATTGGCGGTAATTGAACCGGTGAACGTTACGCCCCCAATCCCACAACCAGATGCCAGCTGAAGGCCGACGATATCCCCGAACGTGTGTGGTCTAGGGTCAATGGATTGAAGGGTTGTCCGCGTGTTCAGCTCCATCCCGTAGGCGGAGCCGCCTACGGCTCCCGTCTGGTGCGCTTCACCGTAGAATGCGTTGACACCGCCCCAATAGGTCGTGTTGTCGTTGACCGCGACCCCGTACACGCCCACCGAATAATTGCCGTTAACCAGCGAGGTGAAGTTGTGTGCCCCGCCCATCAATCCACCGTAACCCTCGTCGCCCACCAGAGAGACAGTCGTGGCATTGAGCGTATAGCCCAGGGTGTACCCGTTCGCATCATAGTATTCGGTCAACCAATCCTTGGCAGTTGTCGGGGAATTACCGTCGTTCTCCGTCGCCCCGCCGATAAACACCCGGTCATTAAACCGTTGTATTTTCGCCCCGCCATTCGCGAAAAAGTGCCCCGTGGGCTCTTGGTCAATCTCGATCAGCGCGGCATCAAACGAAACGGATGTTGGCGGCGGGGAGTAGGGTCCGAGCGTGTCTACCACGGTGCCGAACTGGTTTTTTAGGACCAGCTTGTAGGTGATGGCGGTGTCGTAGAAAATATCTACCTCGTCCGGGGTTCCCCACAGATCCAGATCAATCGATGTGCCGCCAGACGTTCCGATTGAATCGGTATAAAATGGGGTCGGCGTATTGGTGTTCCAGAGGTAGAACTCGACCGATCCGCCGAACAGCGGAGTGCCTGTGACCATCTCAAACTGGGGCTTGAACGGCTGACCTTTTACGTATGCCATGTTTTCTCCGACGCTTCACAGCGTTGAGTAATGATTAACGGCTCAATCCGGGATTATGAGTTGCGTTCCGGGAGTTGAAGGTTGTTCCTGTACCCTTTCCCGCAACAAATCATCAAGAGCCTTGAAAGCCTGTTGATCGTTGATATTTCGCATATCGCCAGCCTTCTTCGCAACGCGGTCAATAATTTCCTCCGTGATGCCTGCCGCGCCGCGAGCCACCCGTCTTGTAGCAGACTCGATATCACCAGAAAAAGAAGTTCTAGCGCTGGCCCCAAACTGATCGTCCAGAGTCTTAGCAAAGAGAGCCAAATCACCCAAATTATCATCGAATACTCCGCCAAGTTCTCGGGCAACTGCGTCTATGGAATTAACCGAATTTTCCAGCTTCACGCGCGACTTGCGGTTACTCATGATGCCGCGCAAATCCTGACCTATCGCCTTGTTAGCGCCCGGCGCCCACAAATCAATGGACGGCCCCATAATTCGCTCAAACTGGTTCATCGACTGAAGCGACTTACTCAGAACATCATTGACCTCGGCGTACTCTGGGGAAACGTCGCGAATGACGCTGTTTAGCGTGGCTCGCATGGTCTTCGCCACATTCCTTCCAGACTCTGTAAGTCCGCCGGATGACTTCTTCTCGAAGTCAATCATTGCATCCAGCTGGCGCTTTAGTTTGTGTGCGCGCAATGCATCCGGCGGCCTGTCCTCGGCCAAAAGCTCCGCTACATTTCGTATAACACGCTGTGAAGACGGGTCTTTAGAAATAATTGACCCTTTGAAATCTATCGAAGGGACGCCCTTGGAACGATCCACGGTTACGTCTAGATCCTCTAGGGTGTCAAAGAACGTATTGGCCACTCTGTTAACGTCGATGGCCTTGCCAGGAAGAGTTGTTTCGGCAATCGCATTCAACTCATTGCGGGCACTATTTGCCCGATTCCGGATAAAGGTGAATCGCGTTAGCAATGACTCCCCCAGCACATCAGACGGGCGCTTATTTAAGCCCATGCGCTCGTTAGCGTAGGTTTGACGACGAATATTCAGCATTTGCTGCATGCGCTCCGCCGTCTTTGGTGTTGCCGATTTAATCATCTGCACATCGCCCGGCCTGAATCCCTGCCGCAGAGCCTCTCCGGCCAGCCTGTCGTCGACCACTGCGCCAGTGTTCTTGTCTATTTTCTTGCTTGCCAAAAAATCATCGGTATCGCCGCGCTCGATCTTCTTCTTGATTATCTCCGTAACCGCCTCTTGCGGCTTGGCTGTTTTTGGTATTCCTGACAAATCCTGCGCGATGTTCTCAAACTGAATATCATTGGCCTTCAGGACTTTGGCAAACCCCGCACTAGGTTTTCCGCTAGTATCAACCAATACCGAAGGCTTTAGAGCGTTCGCCACCTGCTGCACACCGGGAATTCTTGGTGCGGCCGACCGCAATGCGGCACCTGCCGCCGTGCTAACCCCTTGGGTGGTGGCTCCTAACGGAATTGTGGCCGCGATAGGCGCTAGAGCGGCCAGAGGCTCCAGAATGCCGCCCAGCGCCTGGACTTGCTGCTGCCCTGCCTGGGTGCGCGGCTGATACGTAAGTGCCTGTGCGGCCTCTATGGCAGACTGCTGCGCCCTTTCCCCGCCCTCTTGCGTACCCAGCTCACCAGAAGCGATTTGCCCGGCGATACCGCCAAGCGCCCCCCCGATTGTCCCTATAGCCCCGCCAGTTGCGCCAGTCAGAACACTAAGCCCAGCTTCGCCCGCTCCAATTAATTGGTCCATCATGCTCGGCCCGCTCGGTGCGTCTAGCTCAAAACCAGCAGGCAGCCCTACCGCTGTTGACGCGGGGGCGGAATCCAACTCAAAGCCCGGCGGGAGCGTTACAGGACTTGCCATTGGCCACCCCGGAATATGATTTTCTGTCCTGTTTTTGGGTTTGTCGCTGTCGCGCCCTCTTGAATTTGGGGCGCTGCTTGGTCGCCCGGAAGTTGGGGCCCAGGTGCAGCAAGCGCCGGCAGTAACTCTTCCTCCGGCTGATAGGTGCTGAAGTCTACAATCACATTCTTTGGATCTATCCCGTTCTGATTTGCAATCCGCGTATATTCTTTAACAGTCTTTTCGTGCTGGCCTTTTGCTTCCTTGAAGATCGTGTTTGCGCGGTCGACGAAGTCTGTGCGCTGGGAGGGCGCAAGGCGTTCGCCGCTCAACACCTTGTTGTAGGCAGCAATTGCCCGATCAGGCACACCGCCTGCGTTTTGGGCGGTTGCAAATTCGCCCTCTCGGACGGTAGATCCAGGATCGAGAACCTTCATGTAGTTGAATATCAGCGCCAAGTCGCCGGCCGCACTGGGGTCTTTAGCCGATGCAGCAATACGCCCAATTGCCGCGTTCTGTTGCGAATAGTCTTTTGACAGGCCGGTAAACTCCTTGCGCAAGTCGGTTGCCTGCTTAAAGCTCTTGTCAGGGGCAGTACCACCCGGCGACTGGTAAATGACATCGCCCGTTTTGGGGTCGACCAGCGTTGCGCCTTCGGCCACAGATATTGGCTTGTTCCCGTCAGCAGGCACACCCACAGAGGCAATCTGGCGGTCATATGGCGCACGGCGAGGGTCCCCCTCTGGGTAGGAATCGCGCTCGGCAATCCACTTCCCTAATTCAGTCGGCGCATAGTCCTTCCCTTGCTGCAAAACGCCCGTAGCGATGCCGGCTTGATAGTTTGAGTTCACCAGGGACTGCAATTCGGCGGGATTAGTATCCAGCAGCTGCAAGGCTTGGTCGGTCTGGGTCGTGTCCAGCTTTAAGCCTTGCAAGGAGTTGCGCCGAGCCGTCAGAAATGAGCGCGCGCCCTCCACATTCCCGGTGTCAAGTAGCGGTTTTAGGGCAGCAGACCCTTTAATCACAGAAGCCTGCTCGTCATTCCACCGAGCTTGCCGGCTGCTCTGCAATGCGGACTGATTAATCTCCTGCCGAAGGGGGATTTCATCGACTTGCGCCTGTAAAAGCTGCTGCCGAATGGGCGCCTCCTGCCGCTGCTGGAGCATGGCTTGGTAGTTCATGCCCGTGTTCAAGCCTTGTGCAAGGGCTTGTCCGGCATCAGCCACCTGGACTTGTAAGGGAATGCGCGCATCAATCGGGGGCATCACAGCGCTCCATAATTTATCATGTCGAACCCGGATTCATGGACCGACACGGCAGCGGGATTTATCTTGCGTACATCGTCCGACATGACGCCGCGATACCACTGATCGTCATCCAGGTATTGGAACGTATACACCGGGTAGGGGCCGTGCTCGCCATCTCGAGTAATGTTTCGTTTCAGTCGGCGGTCAGAGAATGCGAGGGCGGACCCGAAAATGGACAGCCCATTAGCTGCACCTTGTTGACGAGCATTCGCGCCACCCACAAGGCCAGCGGCGTTGGCGTTGCCGATCTGGGTAGTCAAATCAGCGATGTTGTTGCCTTGGGTAATTGCTGTATTAGCCTGCCCCGCTGCCGATGCCTGCCCCAGATTGGCGGCGTTGAACAGGTTGCTGGTTTGCTGTTGGAGCAATGGTTGGCCGGCCAGGAATGCGTTCTGGACAATCTGGTTGTTAGCCGAACCCACCTTACCCCGACCCAGGTACGCGTTGTTAGACGCGCGGTCGAGTCGATCCAGCCCCATTTTGAACAGGGGATTGTTGGACAGGTAATCATTCTGGCCCTGCTGGGTGAGGATAGATGACAGTTGACCCAAAGGACTGTTGGGGTCATACCCGGGACCGGTCGAGCCACCGACTATCGTCCCACCAATGCCGCGATTGAACAGCGGTTGATTGGGGGCACCGGTAGCAAAGTTGACAAAGGGCGATAGGTCGGATCGCGCAAGGTCGCGGGTCTCGCGGGCATACTCGATAGCCTCTCGGCCGGACTTGGCCTGGACCTTGGCCGCATCGTCCGCCGCCTCCGCCGCTCCCTGACCAGACAGGTTGTAACCCAGCGATGTTTTCTTCGCTGCGTCCTTCCCGCCAAACGCATATGCAGCTACCGACATTTCGTCACCTCGTAAAATGTATGCGTGCGGGACAGCGAATACCGGCGCATGCCGCATTGTACCGCAAAGTGCCGAGCCTGCCTGTCCTCGATACGGACTCGGGCTAAAACCTTTTCACAGCGCTCCAGAACGATCCTGAAAGCCTCCTTACCTGCCGCTACTGCTTTTGATCCGCGACCCGCCGGAGGGATGGCTACGTGTATTCCCATAAAGCGCTCCACCGGCTCCAGTACGAACAATCCAACATCCCGTTCGTAGAGGTAAGAAAAATGGGGAGGTAACATGGTTGCAAAGCCCAACTCCCACCAAAAGCTACCAACCTCCGGCCTGCGCAGATAGCCGTAAGCGAACCGACCGTCTACCGCAATCATTCAAAGCACCACCTCAACCCCGGAAATCGTCAGCCGGAGCACGTTGGTGGTCCCTGCATAGGCCTTCACCGTGCCCGCATTCGGGACGATGTGGCCAATTAACACATCCAGGGGCTCTGAAGCCCCAGCGGCAATCGTTTTGCGGCAAACAGGATCGACTGAGGTTGCCGCGACCCCAGAGGCCAGGATGTACACGAAAATAGTCACCGAAGAGGCGCTGCTGTTGTACACGCTCGCACTGTTGATTTGCGAAACCCCGCTGGATTGGGTGTAAACATCATCGACAGACGCCGCCGCAGTGCCGGTGATTTGGTCGTTTAGGGCAAGGTTCTTGTACGTTACGCTGGCCATATGGAGTCCTATTACACGCGTCTATAACTACCGCTAAAATACCATTCGTTATCGCCAACATCGGTCGGCGTGAAGTACAAATTCAGTCTGTTGTTTGCTGTGTCTGCATTGAATCCACCAGCGCCATTAATTGCCGGGGAGGTCGCAACCCCTGCCGCATCCAGCACGCTGCCAAATTCTGATGCTATCGGCAGCGATATGCCTATTTCTGTCAGTGTGGCTACCAGCGTTGCGTCCACCGACAACACGCCATCGACATAGACCCGGCCACCGACCATCGCATAACCACACAGGGAGGCCGTTACCGCATCTACATTGGCAACCGCTGTGAGCGTAGGGGTCCAAGTGCCCTCAGCAACTGATGCAGGGGCACGAACTGCCAGCGCCATCAATGCACCCGCACTCCAGTCGTTTGTCGGCTGTTGGCGCGCCGACACAGCCCCAGCCTCCAGATGCGACACCCGGTTGGCCAAGGCTGACGTTGTCGCCGGGGTGGTCGATGCCCCTAGCTGAGTAACCGTGATGTTCTCGATAATCTCGATATCGCCGCCCATCGTTTCGATCAGGTCGACTCCGCCGCCGGTACGCACATACAGCCGTTGGATGGCGGTAATAATCTCCCGGAAGAAGCCCGCCGCGTCAGGATCTCCCAGCAGCGAGCGCGGAACGCGAATCGGCGGAGGATTGGCGCTGGCCATCAGTGCCCCCCGTCCTCAACGTCGACAAATCCACCCCAAAAGGCGAACTTGATCGGGTCGGTAATCTGTATGCGGTAGACAATGGAATAGCCGTCGGCAAACTTGTCGTAATCCACCCGGTAATCGTAATCACCTTGCACCCCGAGAGGCACTTGGTCCTCAGGGCCGAACGTCTTACCGCCGTCGCCGGAGATGCGACAGAATATTTCCGGCTGCGAGCCTTGGCCCGTGGTCAACCCCGTTCCCAGCTCCACATTCAATTGCAGGCGACCGACGATCACCCGATTTCCAGCGAAGCCCAGAGGGCCGCCGGTGATTGGGGCGGAATCCCGGTATCTCAGGATCGTTTCGCCGTTGTCGGTATAGGTTTGGTCGTCCAAGTGGTAAATATTGCCGTTTCGGTAGTCGGCCACATAATGTTTGCCGTAGCAGAACACGTGCGAGTTGGCCAGATGCCGCTCGCCATCCATGCCGTAGGACAGGTCGACCCAATACCCCAAGGTGATTGAATACAGCATCGAGCGTGATTCAGCGGGGAAGGTTGCCCAATAGAACCGCTGGCCGTCCATGTCGAAGGTCCAGCCGATGCAATCGGATACGGTATCGAAGCCCTGAACTTCCAAGGCAACCGAAGGCGTGCTGATGGGGATGGCCACTGACCGCGACATGCGGTAGAACTGCCGATCACTCCCCAGGTAATACATGCCATCCACATCATCGGCCATGGAATGAAGCGCACCTAATCCCACCTGAACGATGCCTTGATCCAGTCGATCGAAGAACAGGTCTCCCGCGCCCGTGTAGTACCACGGCTCAAAGGATTTGGGGCCGGCGAAGTAAACTAGCTGGTCGTGCGCAAAGCCCCTTAGGAGAACGTCTCCGCTGGAGTTGGCAATACCCACAGACAAGGCTGTTACCGAGCCTGGAGCGCCCACGTTCGACGCCTGGAACCGGCCATCGTCGCCGTCATACAGGAACGATCCGTTCAGATAACTAACGCTATTCGGGGTTTCGATGTTCGGGTTGAATATGAAGGTGAACGCTCCGGTATCCCCTACATAAAGGTACGCCGCCAATCCGTTCGTGATGACCAGATTAATCCCATCGTCCGCAAAGATGCAGCGATTGGAGCCGGGGATAGTCCCCAAGACAGTAATTGCGCCCGCCGATGAAATGCGGATCAATTCAACGCCGGATACCTGATACATTTCGTCGCGAAAGACATGCATTCCGCGATCAGAACCGGCTCTTTCGAGAAACGGCTTACAGCCCCAGACCCGTAGCCGGCCCACTGGATGCCTTCTCGACCGGGACCGAGGTACAGATTCTGTGTTTTCTGGCTGAACAGCTGGCCCGCCCGATCCTTATACGTGGGGCCGGCAAGCTCCACAGGGATCGTTTTCATGGAGTGGGGCCTACAACGCTGATGACGGGAGAGGGACCGTAGCGACCCCGCTGATCCTGGGTATTAGCCTCTAAAATGCCACTCAGGAACTGACCGTAGTAATAATCGGCCTGATCGGGCTGTTTCGCCCACTGATACAAAGCAGCCAAAGACCCGTGGAGATATATCATCGGGAAGCGCGTAAGGATGGCGTTGCTGGGCGCGGCTTCCGTCAGAGCAGGCAATCGGCTGTAATACAACATGTCGACCGTGTAGGCGGATTGGCTCACACAGTCGAACTCAATTTGAGAGGTCACAGTGAAATACTTGGGCTGGCCTACGTGCGAGGTGATATGCATGGCTACCGGAGTTTTGTACTCCAGCTTCAGGGCATCGCCACTCACCAGAATATCGATTCGGCGCATCTCCAGATAACCATCTGGTAGATCCATAAATCGATCAGTTGTGCTGGTCAATCCCGTGTCTCGCGTCTCCATGTCACGAATGCGGAGAATCTGCGAGGAATTACCGTAGACCTTGGATTCACACAGCTGGATAAATGTATCAAGCATGGACAAACTGTCCGACCGCTTTGACCAGTCAACTAACGCCTGTCGCAATGCCTGATACGAGTCAATCACGCTTCGTCACCCTCGTCAGAATCGGGAGCTTGCGGCTCCTCTTTCTGCTTGGGCTTCGGCCCCGGTTTTTGGCGGGGCTTCGGCTCAGGTTCAGACTTGACGGGTTCGGCCCACGAGGGACAAACGTCCCCCGCAAAGTCGAACTCATCACCCGGGTAACGACGCTTGATACCATCGAATCCGAATGCCTTGAGACTAGCTTTAACTCGGACTCTCATGGCATCAGCCCACCAGATAGTTGTTCGGGTAGGTCGGCTCGGACGAGTCGATCATCGACTGAGGAATCAGGAACGACGTTACGGTAATGGTAGGCGTAGTGCCGGCCACATCGTACCGAATGCCAAGATATCGCTCGCTCTCGCTCAAGGCGGTCGGCGGAATCGGGATTACGAACTTGAACCCCGCAACCAGAAGGTCCGCATCCTGTGCCGGCGCAGTCGGAGTGCCCGACTCGAACACGCGGCGACCGATCAACTGGCGCCCCGTGGTCTGCGCGGCGTTGGAGGCGTACTCCACGTCGAAGGTGTAATCCTCGTCGCCAGTCGTCTGGTCAGCCGCAACATCGACAACAAACACGACCGCCATAGGCTCGCCGTTGCCGATGCTGCGATCAACCGTCAGGTCGATAACGTTGGTGCCGACAGCGTCAGCCGTAACAGCCTGGGCGTCGGAGAAGAGCTGTTGTGCATCTACGTACATGGTAAATCTCCTCGCTCAGACTACCCGAGCTTCGTTGTTAACGAGCGCATCTACGATCTTGATCGGGATGCCACGGAACGACAGCTTGCGCTTGCCTTCCTCCTGACCGACTTGCAGATACACATTGCTCTTGTTCTGAGCCTGGATATCCAGCATTTCAGCCACGGTACGGTTGACATAGAACGCCTGCTTGACCGCGCTCGGTTTGTAGACGCGGTGGATCGCCTTGATCATGTACTCGATCAGCTTGACGGTCGAACCAGCTCCGTCAGCGATCAGTGCCGAGTAATCGACGTTGGCAATCCGCACCGTGTTACGCCAATCTTCTACCGCCAGACCGGCTTTCCACTTGAAGTGGTCCTGATACGCGCGCATACGGGAGCCAGCGATACCTGCCGTAGTCTCGACGGTGACGATACCGAGGTCTTCATGCTCAAGACCGGCCTTCGAGCCTTTCGGGAAGATGCCGTACAGTGAACGCTCACCCCAGCCAGCCAGATAGATGGACATGTTGTCCGATCCGGTGCCTCCGGCGTCGACGATGTTCTCGCCGCTGTTGTCGGTCAGCGAGTCATAGTACGAGGCCAGACCTACGAACTCTTCCGGGTTGGCAGCAGTGCCGTAGATCATGGTTTGCTGCACTTCCTGCGACATGGCCTCGATGAAGGCGGTTGCCTCGCTCAGACGGAACGCGTTCACGTCCCCGTTCAGCTTGGCAATGTCTACATCAACTTCGGACCATGCATCCAGAATGCCGCACTGGAACTGCACCTGCGCGGTCGTGGATTTGCTAGGGGTTGTGCCCTGGTTGAGAAGGCGCCATGCCACGGTGGGCAGGCTGGTGCGGATGGTTGCCTGGGTGCCGGTGGGCAAGTTACCTTGCAACCACAGAGCGTCATCCAGCATTTCGTTGACTTGAGCCAGCATCTCGACGATTTTTGCCGTCTTGCCGGTAGGATCTTGCCGTTTTGCCCAGTCGACAAGCGTCAGGGCATTAGTGCCAATAGTGGCCATGCGTGTACTCCTTGGCGTCTCACGACGCTAAACGAATTGATTTAGTTGCTACCGTAGAACAATTCCGCTGCTGTTTTCTCGGGGGCGGCTTTCGTGGTCCTGACCGGCTTGGTGGTCTTGGGGGCCTGTTTGACCTCCTTCAGAACCGCCTTCTTGGTCGCCATCAGCTTGCGATACTTCGACGCCTCCAACATCGTCAGCATGAGTTTATGGCTCGTTACCTGTTCGGTAATACCAGCCTCCGTCATGTAACCAGTCAGTTCGTCAATATCCGCTTGCCGCTTGGCCGCATCACTCCAGCCTAACGCCTTGTGCAGCGCCTCTGACTCCTCTCGGACCTTCTCGGCGACAACCTCGTTACGCTTGGCAACAAGATTGTTTATGGCTGACTGCCTTTCGGCAACAACCTCTTTCATCCGGAGGTATTCAGGGGTATCGCTTTCACGCAGCATATCCCAATCGATGCTCTTCGCATCAGCCATAATCAACGACTCAATTTCGCCTTGAATGTCGCCCAATACCTTTAGGGCTTCATCCGCTTGCGCAATCTTCGCTTCTGCCGTTTTACTCAGCTCGGCAGCGGCCATCGTCTTTTTGGTTGCATCAGCTTCTAACTGGTAGCCTTTGATCAGTTCGCTACGGGTCACTTTCCGCGATTCACCATCGACGGTGACATCGTACTCGGGCAGCTCCTCGCTTACTTCCTCGCTAGCTTCTTCGTTGTCTTGCTGTTCGCCGGACTCCTCCGACTCTTCCGAGGCCTCTTCCTTTTCCTCGGTATCCTCAACCTCATCGGCTTCGCTTGACTCTGTGAGCGGCGTTTCCGGTTCAGTCTTGGCATAAAACAGGTCACTAGCCGGTACTTCGGCTTGCGATTCCTGCTGGTTGTCTTCTGGTGGCATTGTATTACCCTCTGGAATAGTCTAACACAACATTTAGCGCCCTAGCACACGTCTGCCAAGGGATACAACCTTATCTTTCAGCGTGCGCTCGGCCATCTGGCCAGTTCGCATCACATGCTCGATGTAGTGCTCGATGTAGTTGATGGCCTGGAGCTTCCGCCATGCCTCGTCACGAAGATCACTTTCCTTGAACTTGGTCCCCTCAAACTGCTGGAATAGCTGTGCACGAATGGATATGAGCGCCTCCTTGTAAATCGGGTTGTTGACGATCTGGACCGCCATTGCGCCCCGATTAACGCTCTCCTGGAGGTGGAGCTCTTCCTCTGGCTTCATGGTGTAGCCCCGTCTTCTGCCGTATTGGGAATGTCGTTTTTCTGTGCGTTGATAGTCATATCCAGTTTGGTCATCTCCATTAGGAAGTCAGCCAGCATTTGCCGGGTCTGGAGCGCCTGGGTTTGCTGGAACTGCTCGTTCTGCTGACCGAGCTGGAGCAGGAATTTGCTAAGCTCAGTCTCTGCCTTCCCGGCCTCTTTCGCATCATTGACCTCGGCTTGAGCACGCTTCTGGATAAGGTCGGCCTCGATCTGCTTCTCGGTCCGATCGGTCTCCACCGCGATCTTGGCCATCGCTTGGATCTTGGCCTTCTCGACCTCGGGATTCTGCATGGCCGCTTGCATCTCGGCCATCATGGCTTTGAGCTGCTGGTTCTCGGCCATCAGCAGTTGCTCAGGTTGAGACGGGTCGTTGAAGAAGTCCGACACCGAATGCTGCCCCATTGCCTTCGCGATCTTGGCATTGATATTGTAGACCTTCTGCCAGTCGGTCAAAGGACTTCCGGCAGCCATCAGTTGATTGCTGATCTGGAGTAAGGCCCCCATGTCGTTCAGGGTCTGTTCGCTGTCCCCGGCACCCAGCCCTACGGTCGAAGAGCAATAATGCTCGTAGCGCCACTCACCCGGATTAACCGTCAGAGGCTTGCCAAGTATCATGATTTCCATCGCTTCGTCTTGGTAATGCTTGGTCATCCAGGCTAGCCCGTCGAACAAGTCCCTGAAGCCGGTTTCAGCCATGACCCGACTAACTAACTCAACCTTGGCCACAGACGCGTCCTGAACCCCTTCAAAGCGGGTAGCCGTCTCCTTGTGCAGCTCGTCTGCGTTCAGTCCCTGAGAGGCCATGAGCGAGCCCGTCGACTGTGCGCGGGCATGGTCTATGTACTGAATAACCTGAAGTGCCTTGTCCCCAATGTAGGGCGTGACAAGCGGCATGATCTTTTCGTAAGGATTCCCCTCCACGCGGACGACACGGCCGGCCCGCTGAGTCATCAGGTCATCAAGGTCAACACTCGCCCCGGGTGAGTCGTCGACAGCGTAGCCTGGGAGGTTAACCTGGTACTGGTTGTTCAACATGCCACGGAGCAGGTGGGTCTTGATGTACTGCGTAGGGCTGACAATCTCGGCCCGGCTACGGCCAATCGCCGTGTGCGGCATCAACATAGCCGACATCATGGCGTAAGGGGCGCGCTCGTACGGTTCGTTCTGGAGAATGACATCACCGCCCTTGATGATGTTGCGGCGCTCGGCAATCCCGTCACCGTCATAGTCCACCAAGGGGTAGAGGTTGCGGATCTCGAGCTTTTCCTGCTTCTCTTTGCCGGTGAGCGGGGTAAATCCACCCTCAGAATCGAAGCGGATCTGCTTCATCCGCCAGCCCTCGGCGTCAACGCCAACCGGGGGTATCTTGGCTACCGTCTCTTCGCTGTAGCCCTCAGCAATCAGCTCTCCCCGCGTCTTGTAGCAGATATCCCCCAGCAGCTCGGCGTCTTTGGCGCTCGCGGAGTTGCGTGTGATTAGGAAATTCTCCACCGGAATCGGCTTGATGCAGATGTTCTGGCGTTCCCGGGTGATACGGAACTTCACATCATAGGTGTTACCGTACTCACTTTTGTGAATATCACGGCTGACCACTTCCACCTTCTTGGTCTTTTTGTCCTCATCGAGCGAGGCTTTCAATACGGCCAGCTCGTCCTCGGACAGCCCTTTGTACTCTTTCTCTTCCGGGGCCTTGGTGGTCTCGATGTAATACTTGACCACACCAAACTTCTGAATCTCAGCATCCTTGATCCAGTCGTGGATCATCCGGAACGATTCCGGGCGGCGGCGGACCAGATAGTTAATGTATTGGGTCTTCTCCTTGGCCTCGGCAATGTCTTCCGGGTTATCGGTGTTGGGCTTGAACTCCAGAATGTCGTTGGCCCCGGCAAATACCCGGATCAGGCTCGGCATGTCGGCTTCTACCAGATCCTGAATATCCGTCGACACGGCCGACGACTGACCCTCCAGCTCGTCCCCGTATGGCTCTCCCAGGTACTCGCTCAGCAGCTCTTCATTCAGCTCCATGAACTCGCCGTTGTACTTCACCGCATCCAACTCCATCGAGTTGAGCGTCTCCAGCAAGTCCAGATCAGTCATTTTGGTCATGCGACTTTGTTCTTCGGATAAGGGATGGGTTCGCGCTTAGTCTGGACCAGCACCGGTCGTTGTAGCATCATCACGGCATCAGCCATGTTGGGCGACTTGATCTTTAACTTTTTCATTTCCGGTTTGCTCAGTATTTGGATCCGCGGCCCCTCTTTGCGGGGTATGCGGCAAATCTCTGATCTAAGCGCGCTTAGTTCGCCGATATCGGACGAAATGCTAATCAGCTCATCTGGGTTATAGGATTTCATCCCGCGCTCAATCACCAGATAGGTGCGATACATTCTGTCCCGCAGCCGCCAATAGTATTGGGCGCGACAGTTAAGGAAGGTCTCCTTGTTCGTCTTCGCCTTGTTGATTTGCGCGTCTTTGTCCTGTAATGGCTCGTAGATCGCATCGGGCTTATCCGCCGCCTCAGAGCCCCGGAAGGCCTCTATGTGGACCTTCTTACCGCTAAAGGCATCGGCAAGCTGACGCTTAAGGCCCATCCCCATCCCGTCAGCATCCCAGGTAAATACATCTGCCTTCACATTGTTGGCATAGGCACATGCCCAATCTGTCGCTGTGTCGATGGCCCCGTCCTCCTTGGAGCGCACATCCTTGATCACAGAGCCGTGCATGTAGGCTATGGCCTTCGCGTCTCCGGAGTCTGCGGGATCGTACGAAACGACCTCTTGCCCCAATGGCTCAAACCCAAGGGTGATATGGGCGTCAACACAGGCATCGAACCACTCCGGCAGGATGATGGAGTTTTCTACCGAGTCGTTAAATTCGCCTTCCCAGATATGATCGTAGGCGGCACGAGACAGGTTGGCGTAGTCCCACAGCCTTTCTTGGTTCAGCTCGTCGGGGAACCAGGGATTGTCCCGCCAGTTCACCTTCAGGATCAGATGTAACTCATCCTCGTAGTAGCCGTATTTGTCTAAATGGTCTTTGAACGGAACAATAAACCGCTTGCTGAACGGATCGGCGGAGGACATCGGGTTACCGATGAACCACACCTCACCATCAGCCTCGCGCATGGTCGGGGTTAACAGCTTGATCGAATCTTCGCTGAGGGATTGAGCTTCTTCGACCAAAAATCGCCTGAAGCCGAACATCGACTTAATGGAGTCAGGGTTTCTGGCCAAGCCCTTGAACCGGAACAGGCCGCCGTCACAATGCTCAATTGAGTTGTTGGTCAGCGTGAAGCCGTCCAGCTCCAACCTGTCGATTTCTTCCTTGAGCAGCGCATACACCGAATCTTCAATGGAGTTCTGGAACTCCCGGAAGCAAGCCGCACGAACCTGCTTGGTCTGCACTTCCATCAGGGCGATATCGCCAACGCCTTGCGACTTACCAGACCCGCGACCGCCGATGATGATCTTGAAGCGCTTGGGCTTCTGGATCAGCGGCAACAGCTTTGGCGTGGTCTGCATCAGCGGCATTACTCAGGCTTCCTCTCGACGACCTCAACACGCCACACCATATCCACCCCAGAGCCTTCCTGGCCGCCAAGGTTGATATCTTGAGGGGCCTTGCCATCAATGCGGTCGAAGCATTCCTTGATCGCAGGCACATCCCCCTCCAGAGCCTTTGTAAGCAAGGCGTCCATCAATTCCGGCCAAAGCTTCCTTTCTTCGATGCGAGCCTGGAGGTGCTTGGACATGATCCGAGCTTTTACGGCGTTCTGATTACCCTTCGGTGCTCCGGCCATATTGAGTCAATCAACCCTTTGTGGAAATTGTTACTTTATAACGTTTCCTGATGTTACTTTATAACACAAGTTACAGCTGTATCACCGAACAGTTGTGGTAGGGAGACCATGCTATGGAGCCCTGTGCGGCGCCGCCTTGAGGGATCAGGCCATCGGCACCCCGGATAAATGTGGTTTCGCGGTCAAGCTCCAGCACACCGTAGGTGCCTGCGTTAAACGTGATGGTGTCGTCTTCTACAGTCCCTGAGACGGCGAATGTTTCGGTCAGCCACGGCTCAAATTTGGACAGCCCGTCATTACCATCATCGCCAAGATTGAATCCAACTGTCGCGGCGTATGCATCCATCTCCGCCTGAATAATAGGTGCCAGATCGGTCGCCATTTTCTGGCTGCCTCCCGGCCCGGGGTGCAGTCCGTCGCCACTGTCATAGCCTGGGGCGGTGGTACGCAGTTTCTCAGGCACCCCCGGCTCAGCCAAAGCCGCGTAGCGGTCGTACAGGGTGAATTCCAGCTCAGTGGCCAGGGTGATCATCAGAGCGTTATACGCATCGATGAGGATCTGTTTGCCGGCGCTCCAGCTCGCACTGGCAGAACACGGGGAGGCGTTGAACATGATCAGGCGCGCATTGGGGGCAACACGCCTTACCT